ACTTACACAAGGTTTGTAGTAAGTCCACCTAGTGATGCCAAGGTTGTTAAAATTAATTATACTGATAACCCTTGGTTTCCTGATGTATTAGAAAAAGAACGAAAACACGCAGAGGCTAATAACCCTGACTACGAGAATATATGGTTAGGTGAATGTAAGTCTGCTGTTGATGGTGCTATCTACGCTAATGAGATAAGAGAAGCACAAGAAGAAGGTCGAGTATGTAACGTACCTTATGACCCTGAGCTTAAAGTTCATGTGGTTATGGACTTAGGTTGGAATGACAGCATGTCAATTATCCTATGTCAAAAAGGTGTGTCAGATGTTCGTGTTATTAAATACATAGAAGATGACCATAGAACACTCGACAGTTATTCTGCTGAACTAAAGAACTTACCTTATAATTGGGGTCAAATGTATCTACCCCATGATGGTCAATCCAAAGACTTTAAACATGGTATATCAGCAGAAGATATAATGAATAGAAATGGTTGGGATGTTCGCATTGTGCCAAGACTAGATGTTGAGTCTGGTATCAAGGTTAGTCGTATGAACTTCCATCGTATATACTTTGATAACTCTACAAGTCGTCTTATAGACTGCTTAAAACATTACAGACGAAGTATCAGTCCATCTACTAACGAACCTGGTTCACCAGTTCACGATGAGTATTCACATGGAGCAGATGCTTTTAGATATTTAAACGTATCTATTGACAAAATGACCAATGAAACATGGGGAAGTCAAGAGATACATTACTCTAATATAGGAATAGTATGAAATTAACCGATGCAGAAATAGTTAGTAAGATAGATAACGAAGAAAGCATATCTTACGGTATCAATGATTCAGCTCTATCCGCAGAACGTGCAGAGGCTATTCAGTATTATCTTGGCGAACCATTTGGTAACGAAGTAGAAGGTCGTTCACAGGTTGTATCTTATGATGTGCAAGATACGATTGAGTCTGCATTACCTCAATTACTGAAAGTATTTGTTGCCGGCGATGAGGTTGTATCATTTGAACCTAAAGGACCAGAGGATCAAGCTGCTGCTGACCAAGAAACTGATTACATTAACCATGTTGTTATGGAAAAGAACAATGGCTTTGAAATCTTTTATACATGGTTTAAAGATGCTTTATTATCTAAAAACGGTTATGTTAAAATTTATTTTGAAGAATACGAAGAAGCAGAAGAAGAATCATACGAAGGGCTAACAGATGCACAATTAGATATGCTCGTGCAAGATGATGCTGTTGAATTACTTGAACATACATCTTATCCTGACCCATCAGTATCACCTATGCCTATCACACCTCAGATGGCTACACCTATGGATGTAGAAGTAGAAGATAGTACTTTATCCATACAGCAAGAAATGGCTCAAGCATTTATGCAACCTATGTTGCACGATGTTAAGGTTAAAGTCAGAGAAATGTTTGGCGAAATTAAAATTAAAAATGTAGCACCAGAAAACATGATGGTGTCTGTTGATGCAGACGGTACAGATTTAAATACAGCTAGATTCGTACAGCACCGTGAACTTATGTCACCATCTGAAGTGGCAGAAATATTTGACGTAGATGAAGATGAAATTGCAGAAATCATGTCAGATACAGAAGATGAATTTGAACTAGAATCTAATGCTCGTGATATTTATTCAGAGCAATATGACAGAGCTGTAGAGAATGAAGATATATTAGTGCGTGATACTTACTTACGCATGAATGGTGAGCGTCATAGATTTGTTCTTATTGGTAATACGATTATCTATCGTGAAGAATGTGACCATGTGCCATTTGCTTGCATATCACCTATGCTTATGCCACATAGACATATTGGTCGTTCATACACAGACTTAACCAAAGACATTCAATTAGTTAAATCTACATTGATTCGTGGTCAATTAGATAATATGTATCTAGCCAACAATGGTCGATATGCTATTTCTGATCGAGTTAATTTAGATGATATGTTGACATCACGACCAGGTGGTGTGGTTCGAGTACAAGGCGAACCAGGTGCAGCTATTATGCCATTACAACATGCTCCATTCCCTCCAACATCATTCACGATGGTGGAATACATGGACAACATGAAAGAAAAACGTACTGGTATTACTGCCTACAATCAAGGTTTAGATAGTAATTCACTTAATAAAACAGCTACAGGTGTTGCACAAATTATGTCAGCAGCACAACAGCGTTTAGAGTTAGTGGCTAGAACATTTGCAGAAACAGGTGTTAAAGATTTATTCTTACTTGTACACCGTTTAGTTCGTCAAAACATTACTAAACCTGACATTGTTCGTATCCGTAACCAGTGGGTAGAGATTGATCCTCGTGAGTGGAAAAACCGTAAAGACTTATCTATCTCTGTTGGTTTAGGTGCAGGTAACAAAGACCAACAGTTAATGCATCTCAATGCTATTTTACAAATGCAAAAAGAAGCATTACAGGTTGGTTTAACATCACCTGAAAAGATTTACAATTCATTATCTAAATTGACACAAAACGCAGGATTTAAAAACCCTGAAGAATTTTGGGTGAACCCAGCAAACATGCAACAAGGTATGCCACAGCAACCACCTTCACCACAAGAGCAATTAATTCAAGGTCAATTACAGATTGAACAGCAAAAAGCACAGGCTGATATGCAATTAGAAGCTCAGAAGAATGAAGCTGATATGCAACAAGAACAGTTACGTTCTAGCAATGACATACTCATTGAACGTGAGAAGATTGCATCACAGGCAGAATTAGAACGCTTTAAAGCACAGCTAAGAGCAGAAACAGATTTAGCCATTGCTAATATTAAAGCACAATACGGGATGAGATAATGGGAGCACCATCTGGCGGACAAGGAGCAGGTCGTTATATAAATGCATCTGCACCTACTTTTAATTTTAATGCCCCTCAAAATACAAACGCTAATTTACCTGCTATACCTGTCGCTCAAAACAATTTAAACTTTGCAGCACCTACAGGTAATGTAAGACAATATGCACCATTAACTGTGCCAAAACAGTTAAAGACAGAAACAACCAGAGAAGTATTGCCAATGAATTATGTGCCTAGTAGTTCTGGCAGAGGCGGACCTACATTAGCTCAAAGAACAGAAACAGCACGAGTTTCTGGTGGTTATGATACATTAGTCCCACAGACTGAGCAATATTGGGCTAATTCAAGAAGTAGAGGTGGTAGAGGTGGGGGATATGCAACTAGACAAACAGGATGGTTAGGTACTAAACAAACACCAGTATCTATGATAAATGATTTAATGTTAGCAAGTAATGCATTTACACCAGCACCTATTCCTACAGTATTACCAACAGCATCAGCACCAGCAGACGGATTAGGTAGATTTTTAGGCGAACAAGCCACAGGTGGTAACATTGCTACAGGTAGACCTACTGGAGGCAAGTAATGATTTTACAGACAACAATGCCCAAAGAAGATTTTAGAGTTGGTCTTATAAATACAATGGGAATGATGAATGGCAGATAAAACATTAAACGAAATTAAACGTGGCGAACAAGCTGAAAAGATATTAAACAATGATGTATATAAAGACGCATTTAATGTTGTCAAAAACAACATCATTAACGCAATGAATGATAGCCCATTAGGTGATGATAAAACACACAATCGCCTAGTTATTGCTCTACAAACCTTATCACAGATTGAGAAAGCACTTGCTGATGTTATGCAGACAGGCAAGATGGCTAAAATCCAAGTGGAAGATAAAAGGTTTAGAGTATTCGGATAAAGAATTTAGACATTAGTCTATCTGGTTGCTAGTACCTAACTAGCATTTAAAAAGGAAATATTATGAGTGACCAACCAAATATGGAGTCACCACAAAGTCGCTTAGAGGCGATGCTTGGTGACATATCTAACGAACCACCTAGAGTGGACGAAGATCAACCACAAGAGGAACAGGAAGAATTATCTACCGAACCTGAATTAGAAGGTGAGGAGGTTGAAGAACCTGAAGATGAAGAAACCGAAGATGACGAGCCAGAAACTGAGGCTGATGATGAGGAAGACTCCGGTGAGGAACAACCTGTCCAAAACATCAAGTTAAAAGTTAATGGTGAAGAAATCGAGAAACCGCTTGACGAAATTGTGGCATTAGCTCAACAAGGACTTGACTACACACAAAAGACACAACAGGTTGCAGAACAACGTAAAGAATTGGAATTGTTGCAAGAACAGTTAAATGTTTCTGCTAGACAATACCAAGAGCAACAGCAACTTAATAATATGTTAATTGAAGATGTAGCGAAAATCACAGCACTAGACCAGCAACTTAACCAATATAACAACTTGGATTGGAAAAAGATGTCTGATAGTGACTTCGTGGAAGCACAAAAACTTTTCTTTGATTATAACCAGCTACAGCAAGAACGTAGTAACGCAGTTTCACAATTTGAAACCAAAAAGCAACAGTTGGTCGGTCAACAACAACAACTAATTGCGGATCAAGTCAAAAAGGGTAAAGAACAACTTGCTAAAGAAATACCGAATTGGAGTCCTGAGACAACCCAAGACATTATTTCTATTGGTAGGGAATATGGGTTTACCGATGCTGAATTGAACTCGATAGTTGATACTCGACAAGTAAGAGCGTTGTATGACGCAATGCAATGGCGAAAATTACAATCAAAAAATTCGGTTACAAAGAAAAAAATATCAAGTGCCAAACCTGTAGTGAAACCAGGATCAAAAGATATGAAAAAGGTGGCTACCTCTAATGCTAAGAAGATGCGTGAACAATTACGCAAAACTGGCAAATCAGAGTTAGCAAGTAAATTAATAGAAAATATGATTTAAGGAGTTAATAATCATGGCAGTTTCAGCAACCAATACATATACTGGTGCAGGTATTGCAGAAGATTTTGAGGATATCATTTATGATATTTCCCCAGAAGATACACCTTTGTTATCTATGGCAAAAAAATCTTCAGCAGGTCAGACCTATCACCAATGGCAAACAGACGTTTTAGCAGCAGCCGCAGCTAACCGTCAAATTGAAGGCGATGACGCATCATATGCAACACTCGCAGCAACAACTGTGCTAGGTAACTACGCACAGATTTCACGCAAAACAGTTCAAATTTCTAACACTTTCGATGTTGTACGCAAGTACGGACGTAAGTCAGAAGTAGCTTACCAATTAATGAAAGCCGGTAAAGAGCTAAAGCGTGACATGGAGCATGCATTAGTTCGTAACCAAGCATCATCAGCAGGTGGTGCAGGTACAGCTAGATCATCAGCTGGTATGGAATCATGGATTGCAGGCAATAGCATTAAAGCTACAGCAGCATCTACAGCAACTACACCTGGCTTTGCAGCTGGCGTTGTAGCAGCTCCAACAGATGGTACAGCAGGTACATTTATCGAAGCTGATTTAAAATCTGCTTTAGAAGCAGCTTGGGTTGATGGTGGTGAGCCAACAACTATTTTAATGTCATCTAAAAACAAAAAACTTTTCTCAGCATTTGCAGGTATTGCAGAGAAACGTCATATGGTAAATGGCACTAACGAAGCTATTATCACCGCAGCAGCAGACGTTTACGTTTCTGACTACGGTAATCACACAGTAAAACTTGACCGCTTTATGCGTGACGAGGCTGTTCTTTGTATTGACCCTGGTTATGTTGGTGTCGCATCACTACGACCAATCACTAAAGAAGAACTAGCTAAAACTGGTGATTCTACTAAGTACTTAATGACAGCAGAGTACTGCTTGGTTGTAAACAACCCAGACGCTCATGCTAAAGTTCAAGGTGTTGGTGCTTAATAGCATTTAATGTTACAATAGGGGGATAGAAATATCCCTCTATTTTTATTATGCCAATATTATTTGATAAAGACCCAATTACAGGTGTTACGCAATATTACGACTATGATCCAGTTAAGGATCAGCATTTTATACATAACGTACAAGATGTCACGCCATTGCTTGAAAAATTACAACAAACAAGAAATAATCCAGAAGTGTGGTCAAAAGGTGTAAAAGAGAATTGGGTACACTACGCAAGTATTCCACCTGTTATCGAGATGGAATTAAAAAATAAAGGTATCGATATTTACAATAAACACCAAACAAAAGAATTACTAAAAGAAATTAATACTAATTATCCTTGGCTCAAAACAACAACTAAGAAGCATGGATAAACAAGAATTACACAGAATACAGGTAGCAATACAAGATTTATTGCAAAAAGACCAATATGATGATGCAGTACCTATCATCTATTCTGTATTAGAACATTACCCTGATAATCCAGCTTGTTTAAACTTTTTAGGTTATGCATGGCTCATGGGTGATAAACCAGCAGTTGCTTATCAATTCTTTAGACGTGCATTACAAGAACAACCTGATAATAAATCATTATGGTGTAATTTAGGTCGCTCTTATCACGAGATGGGTAATTACGAAGAAGCATTAAAATACTTCATAAAATCTGCTGAATTAGATAATAGTTATTCAATGGCATACAGTAACGGAGCTGCAAGCCTAGTACATATGTCTGCATGGGATGATGCAGAGAAGTCATGCAACATGGCTTTAGAATGTAACCCTAACGATGAAAACGCACAGATGAACCTTGCTCATTGTTACCTTGCACAAGGTCGATGGGAAGAAGGTTGGAAGCAATGGGATAAATCATTAGGTGGTAAGTTTAGAAAAGAATGGTTTTATGGCGATGAAAGCCGATGGGAAGGTCAAAAAGATAAGACCATAATTATTTATGGCGAACAAGGTTTAGGCGATGAAATATTCTATGGTAGTTGTATTGCTGATGCTATTGCTATTAGCAAACAAGTTTACATTGATTGTGACCCTAAACTCGAAGGATTGTTTAGACGAAGTTTTCCAAGAGCCGAGGTACACGGTACACGCAGAGAATCACATCCAGATTGGATAGGTGATAAAAAGTTTGACCATAGGTGTGCTATTGGTGGCTTACCTGAGTTCTTTAGAAAAACTGATAAAGACTTTCCTAAACAAACTTATTTAGTTGCAGATGAAGAACGAAGATTGCTGTGGCGAGGTTTGTTTAAGTCATGGAATAAAAAGGTTATTGGTATTACAACACAAGGCGGTATGAGGCATACTAACCAAGTGGGTCGACAATTAACCGCAGAAGATTTAGAACCATTATTAAAACGTGATGATATACAGTTAGTATCATTAGACTATAAGATTGAAAATAAGATTGATGGTGTTAAATACTTTCCATCTGTTACACAATCTAACGATTACGATGATACAGCATCACTTATTGCAGAATTAGATATGGTGGTTGGTGTTAATACCACAGCACAGCATTGTGCTAGTGCATTAGGTGTAAATACTATTTGTTTAGTGCCTAAATGGCATCAATGGCGATATGCAAGACCAGAAATGGTTTGGTATGACCATATGCGTTTAGTGCATCAAAATGATAAAACATGGAAACAAGTCATTGAGTCAGTTAATATCTGAAGAATACAGAGAAATGCAACGTGAATTGCATGAGAATCCTAATTACGGAGTCGCATCATTACAATTTGCATCTATTGTTGACGATATTATTACTCAATTTAAAATAAACGACTTACTCGACTATGGTGCAGGTAAACTTCGGTTAAAAGAGGCATTAAAAACCGAAGTAAATTACAAAGCATATGAACCTAGCAATCCATTATATGCTGATGAACCTGAACCATGTGAATTTGTAACCTGTATTGATGTCTTAGAACATATTGAGCCTGAGTTATTAGATAATGTGCTTGATGATCTAAAGAGAGTCACGGATAAGTATGGTTTCTTTACGATACATACTGGACCAGCAATAAAAACACTTCCAGATGGCAGAAATGCTCATCTGATACAGCAACCATTTGATTGGTGGCAACCTAAAATTAAAGATAGATTTGAAATCATACGACAAGTAACCATGCCTAATGGCTACATGGTATTTGTAAAAAAATTATAAGGATATTAAATGGCACTCACAGATTACAGCAACTTTGTAACGGTGGCAGGCAATTATTTGGGTAGAACAGACCTAAATACAACACAAATGCCTGATTTCATTACTATGGCACAGTATAGAATGACAAGAGATTTGCGTGTTACAGAAATGCTTAAAGTTGTCACAACAGATACGTCTTCTGGTGATGGTAAAGTAGCATTGCCTAATGACTTTTTAGAAACTAAAGAAGTTCATATACAGGGCAATCCACCTATTACATTAGAGTATCAATCGCCTGATTTATTTTTTAGAAACAAACAAAGCACAACATCTGGCAAACCATATTACTTTACAATAGTAGATCAAGAAATACAGCTTGCACCTAAATCAGATTCTACACGAACCGTAGAAATGCTTTATTATGCAAAACCTGATTTTATCTCTGCTAGTACGTCTAGTAATATTTATTTAGCAAATTTCCCTGATGCCTTACTGTATGCAACACTCACAGAGGCAGAAACTTATCTTATGAATGATAATCGTGTAACCACATGGTCAGCATTATATGATAGGGCGATTGCTAACATTATGAAGAATGATAGAAGCAAACAATATCCAAACACAACACTCAACGTAACAACTCGATAAGGAATTAAATTATGGCTGCGATGTCTGATTTTTTAGAAAATGCAATTTTAAATGCAACACTTAATGCAACAACATACACTTCACCTGCTGCGGTTTATATCGGATTATTTACATCTGATCCAACTGATGCAGGCTCAGGCACAGAAGTGTCTGGTGGTTCTTATGCAAGAAAAGCTGGCACATTTACTACAGCATCAGGTACAGGCGGTTCTGTATCTACCAACGCTGCGGTTGAATTTGACCAGGCTACAGCTTCATGGGGAACAATCACACATTTTGGTTTATTTGACGCAATAAGCACAGGCAATCTTTTATATCATGGTGCATTTACAGCAAGTAAAGCTATTGATACAGGAGATATATTAAAAGTTGCTTCAGGCGATATAACTGTTACATTGGCTTAATGTATGCCAGCAGATGTATGCGGACCATTTACGCTAGAACAGTTAGATGAATTTGGCACACTAGATTCTCTTGCGTTCTCACTAGATAATAGCGTATGGACTGACCCTACAGTCTGCATTTTATATAACACAGCTTCAATTAGTGCAAATGCTTCCACATCAGCCGATGCATTTGCAATACGTTATGTTGATGGAAGTTTAAATGGAACAGCATCATTATCAGGTGATGCAATAAGATTAAGAACAGTTGATGGTTCTGCAACAGGTACAGCAAGTCTTTCAGGTGACATTACAAGAATTAGACTTGCATCTGGTGACTTAACTGCCACCGCAACCGTTACAGGAACACCAATAAGAATACAATTTGTTGATGGCAGTATATCTTCCATTGCAAGTATAAGTGGCAACAGCATACGCATTAGGACAGTAGATAGTTCTATTACAAGCAATGCCACAGCCACAGGTAGTGCATCAAGAATATTATCATTTAGTGGTGATCTCAATGCATCTGCATCTGTGTCTGGTAGCGTAATACGTTACCGTTTAGTTGACGGTTCAATTACAGGAAACGCTAGTGTATCAGCAAGTGGTATTCGTGTTAGAACAGTTAATGGTAGTATAGACGCTAATGCATCTGCATCAGGCGAATTAATTAAAATAACAACAATATCTGGGTCTGCTAATGTTCTGTCATCAATGACCGGCACAGCATTTATATTTGGCGATAATTGGTCAGATACTACACCAGATACAGATACTTGGGGTGATGTAACTGCACCTGCCAATGTATGGGCAACAGTAACATCAGGAGCGGAGATATGGGCAGATGCTAGTCCATCTTCTACAACATGGACAACAAAAACAAAATCATCAAATACATGGTTAAATTCATAAGAGGTTAATATGGCTAAACTTAAAATTTCAGATTATTCATCTACAAGTGCAGGTGCAAATCTAAATACTGATATTAATAGTATCAATATCGATGAAGGGTGTGCTCCCAGTGGGATCAATGACGCCATTCGTACTTTAATGGCGCAACTCAAGGACTTCCAAACAGGTGTCACTGGTGATAGCTTAACATTAGGTGGTGGCTTAACTGTATCCTCTAACGATGCAACCATCAACGGACTCACTGTAGGTTTAGGTGCT